AAACAGACTTAGAAGCGTTGAAAAATCAATTAACAGACTTAGAAGGTAAATCTGACAACTCCGAAGTTAAATCTGCAATTGCAAAATTGGAAGGTTTAGTAGAAGGAATGAAAGAAGAAAAAACTTCTAAAAATGTTAGTTTGAAATCTATCGGACAAGCTATTGCTGATGCTTACTCTGACTCTATTGACAAAATCAAGGATATTGCTGAAAAAGGTGGTTTGATGAACCTTGATGTGAAAGCAGTAGGTACAATGTCAATTACGAACAACTACTCTGGTGGTACAGTTGCTTTATCGCAATTAGAAGCTGGTGTTACTCGTATTGCACGTAGAATGCCTTTCTTGCGTCAATTAGTTAATGCTTCTGGTACAACTTCTAAGTATATCACTTACATTCAGTCTAGCGGACAAGAAGGTGGTGCTGATATGACAGCAGAGGGTGCTTTGAAATCACAAGCTGACTTCAATGTAGTTGAAACTTCTGTAGCAGTTAAAAAAGTTACAGCATGGATTAAAGTTTCTAAAGAAATGATTGCTGATTTACCATTCATGCGTAATGAGATTAACAATGAGTTGATGGAAATCGTTGAATTGAAATTAGATTCTCAAATTCTTTCTGGTGATGGTGCTGGAGATAACTTAACTGGTATCTTACAAAATGCTGTTGCTTGGGCGGCTGGTAACTTTGCTTTAGCTTATGTTTTACCTAATGAGTTTGATGTATTATCTGTAGCAATCGCACAAATCCAAACTGGATTGTTTAATGCTAACTATATTGTTCTTCATCCAGAAGATGCAGTAAAAATGCAATTAACTAAAACAACTACTGGTGAGTACACTTATGCAATGCAATATGTTGATGCTAACGGAGTTACTAGAGTTAAAGGTATTCCAGTTATCGAAAATGTTGGTATGACTGCTGGTACTTTCTTAGTTGGTGACTTTACTAAATCTAACTTACGTATTCGTGAAGACTTGAATATCCAAGTTGGTTATGTAAATGATGACTTCACTAAAAACTTAATGACAATCTTGTGTGAAGCACGTGCGGTTCATTATGTGAAATCTAATCACTACAATGCTTTTGTTAAAGGAACTTTCTCTACTGCAAAAACTGCATTATTAAAACCATAATTTGAATGGGGAGGGCAACTCCCCTTCTTTTCTTTAATCATTAAAACTTTAAAAATATGTCATTAGGCTGTAAATGCGATTCTGGTTTATCAAATACTGGTAGACCAAGCTGTGTAACGATTCAATCAGTTACCTCAAAACTTATCTTAGTTCCGTTGCAAGATTCAACTGGTGCTAAAAACTCTTTAGATTTAACAACTACTTTTGATACAAGTGTATTTAGTGCTTTAATTAATCAAGTTGATGCTTCTAAAAGATGGTTTCCACTTCCACAATTTGAAAATGTTGAGTTAGCTAAAGCTGATTCTACATTTGAAGAAGCACCATCTGGACGTAAAGTATTTATCAAACAAGGTAAGCGTTCTTTTGCTGGACAATTATGGAACGAAACTCCACAATTATTAGGTAAAATTCACGACAATCGTTGTGTTGATTTTGGTGTATATATTGTTGATGTTAACGGAAACTTAGTTGGTTCTAAAGAGGGAACTAAATTATACCCAATTCCAGTAGATAACGAATCTTTTGAAGCAAAAATGATGTTTGCTACAGATTCTGCTGTACAAAAAATCATGGTAGGATTTGACTTCTACAGATTATTTGATGAATCTACAATGTGGTTATTAACTCCATCTGATACGACTGATTCATTTGACTTTAATAGTCTTGAAGGATTATTAGATGTAGTATTAACAAAAGTAAGTGCAACTGCAACTACCTTAGTTTTAAAAGCAGAGCTTAATTATGGTACGGCTAAAAATCCAATTAAAGTATTAGGATTAATTGCACCTAATTTTACATTGAAAAATAGAAACACTAATAGTACAGTTACTATAACAAGTTCTACTTATAGCAATGATGAATATACTTTGAACTTTTCTGCTCAAACATTAGGACACTTTGTTATTGCTACTGTTACAAAAACTGGCTATACTGGAGAGTTGACTACTCCGTTATCTTAGTTTTTAAGTAAACATTTAAGGAAGGGGTACATTAATTTGTACCTCTTTTTTTTTACCTTTGAATTATGAAAGACCTTTTTGCTAAAACTGACTTAGGTAAAAAACTAAAACAAGTTAAACTACTCAAACAAGTTGATGCGTGGTTTTATTCATTTGATAAGGAAGTTCAAGAATATGTAATTGAATATTTAATTCAAAAGCACCAGTTAATTGACTTAGGAGTAAATGCTAAAGGAAATGTAATTGGTAGGTATTCACAACTTACGGAACAAATTAATCCTACAAAAAAGGCTGGAAGTCATTACACATTATTTGATACTGGAGAGTTTTTTAACTCTATGTTTATAAAAGTAATGGACGATGGATTTGTAGTTGATGCAGATGCAGATAAAACCAACTTTTTAGGCACTACAAACCTATTTGAGCAATATGGTAATGATATTGTAGGTTTAACGGAAGAAAGTATGACAGCGTTAAAGAATGAAATAAAAATAAGAATGATTAAGTATGCAAGAAAGACACTATCAATCGATTGAAGAAATACCATTGTTTAATTGGCAAAAGTGCCTTGAAGGTGATGTAAAATATATTCATTTAGAACTTAAAGAAGAAAAAGATAATCATATTGCTTTTAGTAAATTACATGATGAATTATTGCAAAAACGTGGAATAAATAAAGAATACAAGAAGTATTTGGATGTTATAAAAAAGAAAGCATTGTTACAATGTGAGTTTTTGATTACAAAAGATGATTTCAAGTTAACACAAATAGAAATAGAAGATGCAAAAATTGTATCTTTACAAAAGACTTCGGAAGTAGGGTTAAGTATAGATAAAACATTGATATACTTAGGGAAATGGTTAGGTTATAGATTAGATTGGAAAGTTATAACTGTAGCAGAGTTTTATTCAATACTAGAAGAATACGAAAAACAAAGTAATATTAATTGATATGAGTGAAAAAATACAAAGTTCAGATATAATTGAACAAAATATATTTGAAAATACTATTAAATCTGCGCAAAAATTAGAGGAGCAATTAAAATCTTTGAATGCAGAATATGTTACTACCGCAAAAGCAACACAAGAAATATTAAAATCTTCAAAATTTAGTGATACAAAATCAATAAATGAATTTTTAAAAGCAAGTGAACAAGCTAATAAAATGCTTAAAGAACAAGTTAAAATTGAGCAAGAATTAGAAAAGGTTATTAAGATAAGAACAGAAACTGAAGCAAAAGCAAATTTATTAAATGCAAAAACAAAAACGGAAGAAGCAAAAGCAAATGCAATATCTTCTCGTGAGCAAGAACGAAAAACAAAAGCTACAGAACGTGAAATAAAAGCAACTACAGCTTTATCATCTGCATATGCAAGAGTAAATGGTTTTCTTGGTAAACTACGTTCTGAATATAGAGATTTAGCAATAAAAAAAGAATTAGGCGCACAATTAACAGCAAAAGAAGAATTTCGTTATAGTGTACTTGAAAAACGTATAAATACTTACGATTCAGCTTTAAAAAAGGTTGATGTATCTATGGGAAATCACCAAAGAAATGTAGGTAATTATGCAAGTGGGTGGAATGGATTAAGCAATTCGGTAAATCAACTTACACGTGAATTTCCAGCCTTTGCAAATTCAGTTCAAACTGGATTTATGGCAATTTCCAACAATTTACCAATATTTTTTGATGAATTGCAAAAAATAAAAAAAGCAAATGTAGATTTAAAATCACAAGGTTTAGAAACAAAATCTGCTTTATCTCAATTAGGTGCTTCTATATTTTCATGGGGTACAGCATTAAGTTTAGGTGTTACTTTATTGACATTATATGGTGCTAAAATGATTGATTGGGTTTCTAATGCTTTAAATCCTGCAAACAAGGAGTTAGAAGAAATGAATAAAAAACAAAAACGATTAAGTAAGGAGCAAAAAGAACATGGTGAATATATAAGCAAAGAAACTTCTTTATATATAAGTCTTTTATATGCATTAAGGCAAACAAATAATGGAAGTAAAGAACGTGCTGAATTAATTAAAACAATGAATAATGATTACGGCACTACTTTAAAAAACATTAAAGATGAAGCCGATTTTCAAATGCAAGTAAATACTGCTATGCGTGAATATATATTATTAAAAGATTATGAATTTGATAGAAAAAAGAAATTAGAAAGATTTGAGATTGTGCAAGAAAAAGCATACAAAGCACAACAAAATTTAATTAAATTAAATAAAGATTTAATTGATGTTAATAAACAAATTGATGAACAAGAAATTTTAAGAAGAACAAATTTTGGCAAATATAGATATGAAGATGAAGCTAATTTAAGAGTAAAACAAACTCAAATATTAGAATCTATAAGAAATAATGAAGAAGTTTTGGATTATACAGAACGCAGAAAAATGGTTTTGTCAAAACAAAATTTAGAATTAGATCAACAAATAAATGAGATTAGGAAAAATGGATTAGTACCCCAAGAAAAAACAAATACAAATAATGAAAAACAAATTTTAAGTCAAAAAGACCTTAATTTATATACTTCAAAATATTTAGAGATAGTAGCTAAATTAATTGAATTACACGAAAAAGCAAGAGTTCTTAAAAATGAAAGTGATTTAGAAAGTGAAGTTCAAAAACAATTAGATAATATTAGTCAAGTTGGTGATGGAGAATTAAAAGAGATTGAAAGACTTTTAAAAGAAAGTGGAAAATTGCGTCAAGAAGCGAGAGAAAAAGAGTATGTAGCAAATGAAAATGCTAGAAAATCAGAATTTGAATCTAAAAAGAAAGATTTAGAGAAAGATATGAATGCTTTAGATAAAAAAGATAAAAAATTTCTTGATAAGAAAAAGCAATATGAAAATGCAATAAAAGATTTAGAAAAAGATTACAAAATACAAGGTGCAGTTAATACACTTGCAAATGAACAAGAAAAGACTGCTATTACTTCATCTGAAATAAAAAAACGTAATAATATAATGCAACAATTAGATGCAGAATGGACTAAATATTATGAAGCTGAAGAAGATAAAAAAACAAAAAAAGAAGAAGAAAGACTTGACAGAATTAAAACTACCGCAGAAGCAGTAAATAATATTATTCAAAAGTCTTTAGAATATTATGTGAAGTTAGCAGAACGTAGAATGGATGTGTTAGATAAGCGTATGCAACGTATGTCTACACAAGCTGACTTCTTACGTCAAAAAGCTGTATCTGGAAGTATTCAAGCGCAAGAGTCTTTGGCTGTTATTGATAAACAACAAATAGAGAATGAAAAACAAAGAATAAACGAGCAAAGGTCAATACAAAGACTTCAAATGGCAATGGCTGTATTCCAAGCGTATTCTAATAACATTCAAAATGCTAAGGTAGGAGAGAATCCATTTACAAAAACACTTACTGATGTTACTTTACTAAATCAATTTGTCGCTAGTTTACCTACATTTATTGATGGTACTGAAACTAATATTGCTGAATCTTTAGGTAAAGCACATATGCAAGGTCAAGATGGTTACATTGTACGCGTAGATGGCTCTGAAAAAGTATTGAATCCTAAACTTTCTGCAATGACTGGTAACATGACTACGTATGAAATTGCTAAATTAGCAGAAGACTTCCGTAGAGGTGAGGTAATGCGTAAAGGTGAGGGTGCAATGCAATTAAATGTTGGTTCATGGGGGACGGATATGATTATTTCTGAATTACAAGACTTAAAAAATGTAATTAAAAACAAACCAGAGAACCAAGTAGAAGTAGCTGAAATATTGAATGGTGTAATGCACATTGTAGAAACTAAGAAGTCTGGTAATACAAAAGTTCGTAACATTTCAAGATTCTCTTAAATAAAATATTATGAAGCATAAAATAAAAGGACAAGAAATATCTCCAGATAATAGATTCGATATTGGTGTTTCTATTGACTTTGATGCACGTGTAGATCAACAAAAGATGACTACTGATACAGTTGTACTTTCAAGGGAAGGAAATAAGATTGTAAAAGACCATATTAGTCAAGGCAAACTATTAGAAGGAATACCTTATGAAATTGAATTTGCACAACAATCTATTGAATACTTTATAGACTTAACTAGCGAATTAAAGATATACGACAATAAAGTACACGTTACACTTAAAAACTACTTAGGACACGACCAATTCTTTGATAAAGCAGAAACTTTAATATGGGATTTAGTTCATTTATCTAATCCAATTACTGGTATTGATATAAAGTATCAGATATTGCCACAAGATGCAAATGCGCGCGCTTTAATGGCTTCTTTAGGACTATTTACTATATCTATGTCTATTGCACAACAAGCTAGAGAGGTAAAAGAAAGAGCTTCCGACCTTGGTTTCTTAACATTACCTTTTATTGGTATTTCAGCAGTAGGCCCCGTAATTAGTCCAGATTATAAAAGCATACTTATAGCGGCGGCTAGATTAATTATCGCACTAGCATTTTTTGCTATATTACTTTATCAAGCAGGCGTTTTAGGTGCTGAAATATATAGATTATTAAACCCACCATTAAACATACTAAAAGCAAGTACAGCAATAGAATTACTTAAAAAAGGTTGTAACCACTTAGGATTTACGTTTAAATCTTCAATCTTAGAAGGTGATTATAAAGACATGGTAATACTTCCAGTTCCACAAAATAGAACAAATGTAAAATGGTACGATGTATTCTCTGGTGATTTTGGTACTGGATTAAACAAAGCGTTCCCACAAGCAAGTGATACAGTTGGAACTTTAGGTAGTTTAATATATGCAATGGAAAATATGTTTAATGCTAAAACTAAAGTACAAAATGGACTTGTACAATTAGAAAGATGGGATTATTGGGGTGTAAATGCTAACCAACAATTATCGTCTTCACTTGTAGTTCAAGCAGATAGGGTTAATGCCTTCGAGTATGACTTTAGTAAACTATTCAAAAGATACTACATCCATTATTTAACTGACTATTCAGATTATAACACACTTGATGCTTTTGAGCATAACTTAGCAGAATACTCACTAGATACAACTAAACCTACAGACCCTAAATTAAACCTTATAAAAGGACTTCAAGAAAAAACGATACCATTTGCACTTGCTAAGAGAAAAGATAAGCTAACATGGTTAGAAAAGCAATTCTTGGGGCTATACAAGGCTATAGACAAATTATCACTTGGTAAAACTGGACTTGTTGCTAAGAAAAATAAATATGGTGCAATACAGATTACAGATGCGTTCTTTTCCACTACTAAAATATTTATGTGGGATAAAGCATTTGGTGCTAGAGAAAATCAAGAAGTTCTTACACCTACATATCTTTGGGATAAGTTTCATTACATTAATAATCCAGAAATATACCAATACATAATTAAAAAAGGTGTTAAAATAAAAATAACTAGTGCTGAATTTGTAGGTATTTTAAACAAAAACTTTGTGATAATTGATGGTAAACTATGTGAAATTACTAAGCTAGATTATTTTGATGAAAAAAATTATGCTGTAATTGACTACAAAGAACCTTATAATGTGTTTACAAATCAATTTAAGTTAACAAAAATATATTAAATTTGTTCTATGAATACAGATACTCTAGTCCAACTCTCTAAAGAATTAGAAGTTATAACCAAAGAAGCTAAGGATAAATTTGAATTAATGGCACTTAGTAATAAAATGAGTGATGATTATAAGTCAGTTATTGAAAGAGCAAAGGAAATGTGTTCCGAATTGCAAGTAGCAATGGAGACTAAGGATATTAATAAAATGAATAAAATATTAGAAGATGCCAATAAAATTAGTATCTAAGTTATACACAGACATTTATGGTAACTCTAGTAGCAACTATAAAGCAAATGCTGGGGATAAAATAATCTCTAAGCTAACAATAAGCTCTGATATTTATGTTCGTTCTGGAAATCAAAATCAAATGTCTTTTGACAAACTTGATGGTGTATTAAAACAAACTCAGGGTGATTTTTTAGAGTTAGGATTTAGAAAAGGAATGGTTATTAGTTGGAAGCACGTAAATGATTCAAACGTAGTTACTTTCGATACGAGTTCTACAATTGAAGAAATTAGTGCTTTATTTATTCGTCTGAGTGGTGGATTGCCAAGTGTAAATCATTTAAGTTCTAATGATTCTATTTGGGTAATATATAGCAATTCTACTCACGATGAAATAAATTTAAGTTTAAACTTTACAGATATTGATAACCCTACTTCTACACCAGATAGTTTAATTGATGGTGAAGTTAGTAAGTTTTCTTATCAAGGACTTACAGCATTGTCTGTAGGTTCTACAGCTAACTTGACACAATTAGGCAAGAAGTCAGGGCAATTTGCAATAACAAACACTACGATTAAGCGTTTAGCTGATTCTACTAACGTATATGTACCAGGTAGAAGTGTTAGAAACTATGAAGTGTCATTTACTACAATATTCTCTGGAATGTTGTTTGAAAGTATGTTTATAGGTAAAAAATGCCTTAAACAATTTGCTCAATTAGATTTTAGAGTAGTTTCATCTGAAACAATTAAACCTACTACAATATCTATAGATGATGAATGTGATACTGGATGGTTTAATGAATCTTATAACACAGAGATTCCAAAGGTGTTATCATCTAGTAGTAACATTGCTAAGCTGTATTATAATGCAACAACTGATATTACGGCAACTATACAAGTTAAAGGTACTACTACTACGCAATTAGAAATAGGTAGTGTTTATGAAACTTTTGATGATACTTACAACTTAAACAAAGCAGAAGATCAAAGTTCAAAGTTATTTTTGCTTAAAACTGGATTAGTAGGTACTGCAAATATTGGTACAACATATACTTCTTTAGGAACTACACCTTATTCAATAACATTAACTAACTTTTCTTATGTTGATGCTGGTGGTAATAGAACTTTTACAGTTGTATTATCTTTTAAACCTTTGACATTTGGTACATTTATTGAAGCTAGAGGTGATTCTGAAAGACAATTTTATTTATGGTTAAAAGCTGAAAACTATAATTACCTTGTTTTTGGTGGTGATTTAGAATATAAATATGAAGTAGGATTAGAGATAACACCTTTATTATCTTCTGTTTTCAATCACTCTTATAATTTAGATTATTCAGACCTTACAACACCTACTGGATGTAACGATATAAATATAGAGGATGACTTAGGATTTGTTTCAGACTTTATATTAGCAACTAATGATGTAAATTCACTTGTAAAATCAAGTATAGTTGTAAAAAATTCTTCTACTAATTTTGAATTTGTATTAGATTCTATTGAATTTGACATATCACAACAAGATGTATACAACTGGATAAATCAAACATTAACATTAAATAACAATCTACCTCAAAGTTCTACAAAGAAAGTAGCGTATTTAATGCAGAAACCAGTACCAGATGCAGAAGATTTTACAATGAGATTATACTATCCATTCTTAATTAATTGGACTTATTGGCAAAAACTAGTAAATACACATCCTTACTTTGTATCTAAAAATATTAGTAATAATGATTGGTTTAACTTTCAAGTTGCACCATGGTCTTTGAAAATAAAAACGGAGATTGTTCGTAATGATAAAACAGATTGGTTCTATAAAGATTTATCAATTAAAGATTATAACGATAGTTCAGTAGTATCTACTATATCTTTGTTTGAATATCCAGCAATGACTGCATTAAACAGCCTTAAAGAGGATAAACAGATACTTATTAGGGCAACACACGTAGCACCTTCTGCATGGTTAACTGATATTTACGGACAAATAACTATTGAACCTAAAGAAAGTTCGCCAAGATGGGTAATGTCTACTGAAATAGACACTAATACTGATAATATTAATCCTTTGTATGGTATTACAGATAACAAACTTACGTCTAGTGGATTAGGTACTAACACTATTGTTTTTGAGTGTTTATTAGACATGACTAAGGTTACTTCTACAAATTTATGTATTACCTCAAAAATAAGTGATGATTCAGCACAAGGTGGAGATTTATTTATTTATACGACTGGAATTGGAGTTTCTAACACAAATAGTATTAATTTTATAACAGCATAATAAAGATATGAGTGAACAACTAAAACAACAAACATTATATAATGTTTCCGAAGCAAATACTAAAAACCTTATTTGGGTTGACGTTTACGTAAGTGGCACAGAAGGTTCAGCTGGAACTTATGCTTCACGTAGAATGACTAAGGCACAATTAATTACTTTTCTTAACAGTAATTTAAGCGTTGCATGGTCTACAATATTAAGCAAACCTACTACTTTAAGTGGTTATGGACTTGGTGGCGGAACATTGAATAGACTAGCTAAATTCACTCCAGATGGAAATGCAATTGGTGATTCTCAAATAATTGATGATGGTAGCACGATACGTATTGGAACTAGTGATACGGATGTTAAACTTTCGCTTACAACGTCTGGAGCAATTAAACATGGTATTTTTAGTACGGCTAACTCTACGACTGGTGGTTTTGGTGTTTTAGGTACTTCTTCTGGTGCTACTTCTTCTGGAAATACTGGTGTAGGAGGTCAAGCATTTAATTCAACTGGAACTAATATAGGTGTTAGAGGTTATGCTTACACAAATGGTGCTAGTGTTCAAAATATAGGATTACAAGGAGAAGCTGGAGTACAAGGTGCAACTGGTTCAAATCTATTACACGTAGCAATTTCAGCAATAGCAAATCCAACTAGTGGTGGTAGATATGGGATGCAGATAGTAGATGGTAGTGAAGGAGTAGGTAAGTTTTTAAAATGTATAACTGCTGATGGTAAAGCAAATTGGGGTTCACTTGCTATTTCTGACGTTGCTTCATTGCAAACTAGCTTAGATGCTAAATCACCACTTAATCCAAGGGTTCAAACAGTTGCAAGTTCAGCTACAGTTACACCAGTATCTACAAATGATATAGTAACTATTACAGCACAAGCAGTTGGACTTACACTTGCTAATCCTACTGGTGCTTTTGTAGAAGGTCAAGCATTAATGATTAGAATAAAAGATAATGGTACTGCAAGAACAATTGCTTTTGGTGCTGATTATAGAGCAATAGGTATTACTTTACCTACTACTACTGTGTTGAGTAAAACACTTTATCTTGGAATTATTTACAATTCTACGGATGCAAAATTTGATATTATAGGTTTAAATCAGCAAGCATAATGAATTATTATAATTTAATAAGTTCAATGAGTAAGACTCCACCTATTATTTGGGATGCAGATGCTTTATTATTTATTGCAAATGCTTCAATTACCGATAATACTCAAAAAAGTGCTATAAATAAATTAGTTACTGATTTAAAATCTGCTAGTATTTGGACTAAAATGAAAGCAATCTACCCATTTGTAGGTGGTACAGCTTCTCAACATAGATTCAACTTAAAAGATCCAAGAACAGTAACTGGAGCGTATTATATTACATTTAATGGTGGTGGTAGTCATAGTTCTCAAGGTTATTTACCTGACGGAATTACATCTTATGCAAACACAAATTTTATTCCTTCAACAGGAATTTCAAATGGGGCATCGACTCACTTTTCATTATATACGAATACAAATACTTTCCCTACTGTAAATGGAGAATATAAAGTAAATGGAGGTTATCAATTTCCACCACTTAAAATATTTCAATTAGTATTTCTTAAACAATCTACAGGTGAATCAACTTATGGATGTTCATTAGGCGGTATCACTTCATTAAATGTTAACTCATCTACACCTACAACGATGGGATTTACATTGGGAACTAGAACATCTGCTACTTCATTAAAATTATTTCAAAATAACACATTATTAGGCACCAATACAACGTCAGAAACAAATGGATTGCCTAATGTAAATATGTATTTAGCAGCAATAAATGGTGCTGGTGTTATTGATAATTATAATAATATGCCTCATCAATTTGCATCTATAGGGGATGGACTTTCTGATAGTGAAGCAACAGCATTTACAAATGCAGTATTAGCATTTAACACAACTTTAAATAGACAATAATTATGGAAGTTTATGAATTAACAATAGCACAAAAAGACTCTTTAATAGGTCAAACATTTGATAATGTACAATTTTTTAATCCAGTTTTAGACGCGGATGGAAAATGGTTTATTTCTATTACTGAATATAATTATTTGACTTTAGTTCGAGCAAATGAATTAGGTGTTATTTCTTGGTGGTTTACTTTACCACTTATCCCTTATAATCCAGTAATTTCTGAACTTCCACAATAATGAAAGTATTTGTAAAAGGTAACTTCTTCACTTATATTGATGCAAACAATTTAGTTTGGATTGATAATTGTGAAAGCGCATTAGTATATAAAAATGATACTGAATCTAGTAATTATAATATAATACTAAAATCTTCTAACACAAGGTTTACAGATATACCTTTTGCAAGTATTAATGATGAAACTAATACACCATATGCAACTCAAGCTATATTTGAAGAATATATTTACGAAAATACTGGAGTAAGATTTCAACAACCTTTAATTGCACTAAACGATTTAAACGATGTTGTTGTTTCAGCACCTTCTAACGGACAAGTGATCGAGTACAACTCAACTAGTGGTAAATGGGAGAATGTATCTCCTTCTGCATTAGGTGGGGATATGAACAAGTCTGTTTATGATACTGATAACGATGGTGTAGTAGATAGCTCGGAAAAGCTAGAGTTTATTGGTAAAAACTCTACTGGTGTAACAATCGGTAAAACTAAGGTAGTTTATATTAGTGGTGCTACTGGACAAAAACCTAATATTACTTTAGCAGATGCAAGTTTTGAGATTTCTTCAAGTAAAACTATTGGTGTTACACGTACTTCTATTGCCAATAATGCAGATGGATATGTAATCACTCATGGAACTATACACGACATAAACACTTCGGCTTTTGCAGATGGTAATGCTTTATGGTTGTCAGAAACAGCTGGAGAAATTGTAAATGTAGTGCCTAACGAACCCGCACACGCAGTATTTATTGGTTATGTAGCACACGCACACCCAACGCAAGGTAGAATAGTTTTACATATCCAAAATGGATACGAATTAAATGAACTACATGGTGTTAGTGTTTCTAGTGAAGCAAATAACGATTTTTTAACCTACGAAACTTCTAGTGGTTTATGGAAGAATAAACAAATAAATAGTTCTTCGGTTGGTTTAGGCAATGTTCCAAATGTAGATGCTACAAATCCAGCAAACATCACTCAAACTTCAAGTTATAGATTTACTACGGATACTGAAAAAGCATTATGGAATTCGGCTAACTTCATTCCTTACATGAAAGGAAATGAAACTTTTAGAGGTGTAAATTATTCTAATAACTCAACTACCGAAGTTACTTCTGGGGGTATAACAATGGCAACAACTGGTTCGACAATTGCACGTTCAGTTGCTTCTACTAATTATGCTACGCAACAAATACGTAAAGGATTTTATGGTTCAGTTGCTTCCGCTGGTAGATATACTGGTTCAAGAGGTTCAGCATTATTGTTTTACCTTGGCGGTGGTTTTAAATATGTTTGTGATGTTTATATTTCAGATACAGCTTATGGTTCGGGATGCAGACAATTTTATGGTATGCAAGGTGCTACTACTGATTTAGCTTACTCGGATAGCATTTTAGTTTCTTCACTTATAAATTGTATAGGAGTTGGTTCAGATTCGGCAGATGTAAACTTACAAGTTTTCCATAATGATGGAACAGGAACAGCAACTAAAATTGATTTAGGTGCTAATTTCCCTGCAAATAGAACAGCTGGTTCAGCTTTAACTACTATATATTCAATAGAACTATTTAATGCTCCAAATAGTTCGTCTGTATTGTATAGAGTTGTAAATAAAGAAACTGGAAATAGTGTTCAAGGTACTGTTTCAACTAATTTACCTTTAGCTACTCAAGGATTAAATTTCTTTGCAAGTAGATGTATGGGTGCTGGAGTAACTAATACTGGGCAATTTGATTTATTAATTTTAGGTGTTTATTCTTTATAATTATGTTTGAAGTAGAAATTAAAACAAAAAGAGTTGATGATGGTTCAATTTATTATGTTGTTATTCCAATAGGTGAATTTTCAGAAAGACTTGAATTTTGTCAACATTTTGTAGATAAAACGGATGAAGAAGTTTTATCAATTGCTAAACCGATATTAAACGAAGGTTCGTTATATTTGTAACATGAATGAGTTAAAAAATATCCTTGAACAATTAAGACAGACAAAAACATTAGTAATTATCATACTATTAATTGCATTTGTATTATTTTACTACAAACCATTAATTACTGATGTAGTAGAAAAAAAGATTGAAACTACAGATGAAGTAAAAGAGGATATAAATAATAATGTGTTAATTCAACAAATGCTAAATGAATTAATGTTACGTTATAAAGCTGATAGGGCATATATCTTTCAATTTCATAATACAATTAAATATTACGATGGTTCACATAGAAATCACCAGTCAATGACATTTGAAGTGTGTTCAAATGGTGTAAGTTCAGAAGCAAATGGATTGCAAAATTTAGCCGTTAGCTTATATCCAGTATTCTTACAAGAAGTTATGTTAGAACGTATGCAATATAAAAATATTAGTAAAATAAAAGAAGAATCAACTAGAATTGGTTTAAAAAAGCAAGGTATTAAAAGCATATTTACAGCACCTTACTTTAAAGATGGTAAATTTGTAGCGTATATAGGATTAGATTTTGTAAAAGAAGAAATGCAAAATGATTTTAACTATAATGAATTTAAGTCTTTTACAGATGAAATAGGAAATATTTTAGTACAATAAATTTAATTATATGCCAACTCCATTATACAATCGAACTAAACAATGTTTTCGTGTAATTCAAAAACGTAAAGACAAAGCCAAAGAAGTTTACGATGATTCACCAAAAGAATGTTGCGTTCCAGAACTTGTTTTAGCTTCTGTTACAGACTCTACCACTACATGGAAGAACGATATTACTTCTGCATGGTTCAAATTAGACGATTCAGCAGTAGATACAATTGAGTTTAAGTTATACAAACAAGTTAATGGTGTTGATGTTTTAGCTAATTACCAACCTATAAAAACTCCAGTAGTAGTTAATCCTAACGGAACTGACTTCTACGCAACTATTCCATGGAAAACAGTCTTATCTACAGATGGTGAAGGTTGTTATACTTATAAACTTGAATGGAATGTTAGTGGTGTAGTTGGCACTAATGAATGGGGTGAATATCAATTACTTACTTATTCTACTGACACAGCTAAAGGAACAATAAGATTACGAGCAGTATTAAATCAATTTAACAACATTGAAAATATTGACTTTACCAATTCTAAAGTTCAAGATACTTTACGTTTAAATGGTTTCTTTGGTAAACGTGAACCTTCTTTTGTAATTGACAACTTAGTATATCAAGACAGAAAATCATATAATGTACAACGTGAGATAATCAATAACTACACATTGTTTACCGACCCTATTAAACAGAAATATGCAGATAAAATTATTGATTTGTACTTACTTTCAGAATTTGAACTTTATGCTTCCGACCACAATCCATTTAATTTCAGTAGTGAATTTAAAGATACGGAACTTATTGTTGAAGAATCACCAACATTGGAATACATAGATTTTACTAACTTTGTTAAGATAACAGCGAAGTTACAAGATAAGAAGAAAGATAAATTAACTAAATACAATGGCTAAAAGAAGGTTTTGCGAAGGAATGATAGTAGAAGGTAAGAAAGTCAAGGAAGTCTTTAAAGATGGTACTGGATATATGCTGACTTTTACGGATAATACATGGAAAATATATAAATAAATAATTATGGGAATTTTAGACAGAATCAAATCAAAAACACCTAAGAAAAATAAATTAGGTGTAAAAGTATCAGCTGTATTAGGTGCTATAGCTTTAGGAGTAGCAGAAAGTGGTGTAGTAGATAATAGACCAGTTATTAAAATTGCACTAGAGGTATTGTCAGTTAAATTAGGTGCTATTGCAGTTTATAACGCACAGAAAGTAGAATCAGATGCTAACAACTAAACAATTAATAAAAAAATACGGACTACCTTCTGAAACTGGCTCTTCATACTTAGTAACTATTAATTTACCTTACCCTATGCGACTTGCTTGGGATAAAAAAACTAAGGTGAATAGAATAAGTTGCCATAGATTGGTTGCAAACAACTTTTTAAACGTGTTTAATGAACTTTTATCTACTTATGGGTACGATAAGATAGTTGAATTAGGAATAGACCTTTACGGAGGATGTTTTAATTATCGTAAAATGCGTGGCGGAACAGATTGGAGTAAACACTCGTGGGGTGTGGCTATTGATTTAGATCCCGAAAGAAATCTATTGAAAGAAACTTCAAAAACAGCACGTTTTGCAAGACCAGAATATAAACAAATGATTGATATTTTTTACAAACATGGATTTATAGGGTTAGGTAGGGAAGAGAATCGTGATTTTATGCACTTCGAGATAAAAGAATAACTATATTTGTTACTCGTTCTTTTCTAAACTTTTGCCAGAGTTTAAACGCAAGGATTAATTTCTTTGCGTTTTTTTGTGTAAAAAAGATTTTTATTATAAAAGAATAGTTATATTTGCAGAAACTAAAACATTTGGCAATGGAAAAAGAAAAATTAATGAGTTATGTATTAGGTTATAAGCCTGATTACATAGATGAAAGTGAAGTTGTATTTACTTTCTTAAATCAATCAGAATTACAGATTAATTGGAGAGGTATTTCACGTAAGTTTTGTGTGTATGGTACTGAATGGTGTCCTATTGAGCAAGAGGATGATGAATGGTTTGATAATGGATATTGTTTTGAAACAGAAGATTTAATGCAGTTTGTTAGCTTCAAAGAAGAAAACGCATGTACTACTTGTGATGGTAAAGGGTATTATGAAGACGATACAACTCATTTATGCACTAAAAGAATGTCAGACTGTTGTGGCGGATGTACAGCAAAAGTAGAATGTGAATGTGAACTATTTTATCCTTTATAGCATGAAAAGACCTAATCTAATAGACCGAATAATGTTTTTCGATAGATTCGATACAGATAAGTATACAGAGTTCTTAGAAGCAAGAAAAGTTAAAAAACCTATTGAACCAGAAAAAGTAGAATTTAATAATAATTATGGTTGCTTACAAATGATTCAAGCATTCTTTTATTTTTTTCTTTTAAGTTTAGTAATAACCTTTTTATATATACTAGCATGATAAATGTTATATCACTTTTTAACGGGATGAACACAGGTAGACAAGCCTTAGAAAATGTCGGAATAAAAGTAAATAAATACTATTCAAGTGAAATAAAGCCGTACGCAATAGAATTAACACAGCATCACTTCTCTGACACTATACAAGTTGGTGATGTAACTAAATGGAAAGAATGGGATATTGATTGGAAAAGCATTGATTTGATATTAAGTGGATCACCTTGCCAAGATTTATCTGCAGCAGGTAAACGTGCTGGAATAAATGGTAAGAAGTCTAGTTTGTTTTTTACATTTGTAGACATATTAAACCATATTAAATCACTAAATCCAAACGTATTATTTTTTCAAGAAAATGTAGGTAGTGCAAGTAAATTAGATGTAGGTATTATGAGTCGTGAATTAGGTGTTTATCCTGTGCGTATTAATTCAAAGTTAGTTGTAGCACAATTACGCGATAGATACTATTGGAGTAACATAAGAACAAAAGAAACTATGTTTGATTTAGTGACTGACATACCACAGCCTAAAGATAGAGGTATAATGTTTAAAGATATATTGACTGATGGTTACACGGATAGAGATAAAGCAAATTGTTTGTTGCAAGGAGACTATAAACAAATGGTAAAATGTCCAATAAAAGAAGATATTTATTTAAAAAATAGAATTGATAAAGGGAAACAGACTCCAAATTTAGTTTATTATGAAAACAACGAATTAAGAGTTAAAACAAATACATCTAAAGGATTTGATATTTTAACCGAAAATGACTGCTTGGATCTATCTTTTCCTACATCAACTACAAGACGAGGAAGAGTAACAAAAGGTAAAAGCCCTTGTTTAATAGAGTCAAACAATAACTTATATTCCTACAAAGATGGAATAGTAAGAACAGTTAACCAAACAGAAATGGAGAGATTACAAGGTTTCCCAGATGGATACACAAGTATATTATCTAAATCAAAAGCTGGTAGTTTACTTGGTGATGGTTGGACACTTCCTGTAATTGAACACATTTTCTCATTTATAAATAAAAAATAATGGTAAACGGACACGAAATCTGGAAAGACATACCTAATTATGAAGGATTGTATCAAGTAAGTAGTTTAGGTAATATTAAGTCATTATCTAGGAAAATGTGGAATGGTTATGGATTTTTCAATTCAAAAGAAAAAAATTTAAAACCATATAAAGATTTACATGGATATTATTTTGTAATACTTTATAAAGAAAAAAAATCTAAAATTTTAAGAGTTCACAAATTAGTTGCAATGGCATTTTTGAATCATAATCCAAATGAATGTAAATTAGTTGTAGACCATATAAATTGCAACCCGCCTGATAATAGAGTTGAAAATTTACAAATTATCACACAACGTGAAAATTCAAGTAAAGACAAAAAAAATAAAACTTCTAAATATACTGGAGTAAGTTGGTGTAAGTCATCTAACAAATGGAAAGTATCAATAAGAATAAATGATAAAAATATTCATTTAGGATGTTATGATTGTGAATTAAAGGGGGCTTATTTATATAGAGCAGAATTATTAAAAATAAAAAATATATGACGAGAATGAAATAGAAGGAATGATAATATCACTTACACAAAGAGCAAACTCAATCTTAGAAGGCTGTTATGGAATGCAACGAATTTTAAAAGAAGAAAAATTAAAAAAAGATATAGGAATTAAATAATTTACTATATTTGTACCATCGAAGCGTGAGAAACTCCGAAAAACATTTTTTATAACACAAAGTCAAGCAACAAGGTTTTCTCACGCACCTTCGTTAGCTTGGCTTTTTTATTTAACTAAAAGTTACTGGTAATCTAAAAACCTTTATTGTATTATGGTAAGTTTAAAATTTAAATGCTCATTAATTTCAAAAGATTTTATTGAAATAGAAGCAAACAATCAAAGAATTGAAATCGTAATAGTTAATCATGATGATTTTGATGAAGAACACGAAACTTGTGGTGTAATACTAGATAAGTTCACGGCTATTAAGCTATCTAAAGAACTTCGTAAACAAATTGCTTTATTAGATTAGTTATGGAAAAGATGCAATGGTTTAAATTCTCTATTTCGGAATGGAAGATGGGAAAAATTCAAAAATGTACTCCAGAAGCTAAATCTTCATTTATGGAATTATGTTGTTTGTACTGGATAAATGAAACTAAACTTTCTATTGAAGATGCAATTATTGAATGTGATGAAGACAATTATAAAAATCTTTTATCTAAAAAAGTGATTAAAGAAGTTGGTGGTTTTATAAAAATATATTTCTTAGATGAACAGTTTGAAAATGCCTTAGAAAAATCTGTAAAAGCCAGAGAATCAGTAGAAAAGAGGTGGTCAAAACGTAATACGATAGTATTAGGAACGAATAACGATAGTAATACAACCGTATTACGACAGAATTACGATAGTAATACAGAAGAGAAAAGAAAAGAAGAGATATATACTCCTTCGTCGTTCGATTTTAAAAAATCTCTTTTGTCTTTAGGTTTTGATTCTAATTTAGTTTCTGAATGGTTAAAAGTTCGTAAGTCAAAAAGATTAACTAATACCGAAACTGCATTAAATAAATTTATAAAGCAAGTTGAACTTACTGGACTAGATAAAAATTTAGTATTAGAAAAATGCGTTGAAAAAAGTTGGGGTGGTTTTGAATCTTCTTGGATGACAAACGTATCTGTACAGCAAAGCAATAATCAATCTAATGTTTTAGGCACAACAGCAGATGGTGAAGTTGTAACAGACCAATATGTTTATAGTGTTTACAAACAAATGGGGAAATTATGATTTTAAAAGACGGACATAGTACTAAATACCTATTTGACTACAGAGACGGTAAAATACCACAAGGGATTGGATTGGGTATTTACTTAGATGATTATTTAAGATTTAAAAGAGGTCAATTAAATTTTATACTTGGACATGATAACGTAGGTAAATCTTACTGGATGTTATGGTATTTTCTTGCACTAGCAACTAATCACAATCTTACATTTACTTTGTTTATGGATGAAAATTCAGCACAAAAAGCAATGAGAGATTTAATTAGAATGTATTTCGGAAGAAAGATAACTGAACTTACAAATTCTGAATTACAAGTAGGTATAATGAAAATTGAACACCATTTTAAGTTTGTAGATAATCTTAAACGATATACTCCAGAGGAATTATTAGAGGTGTTTAAAACAAGTAAAACGGATGCTTACTTAATCGACCCTTTCAACGGATTAAAGACAGCTTTATCATATTCTAGTAATTACGATGTTTTAAATGATTTAAAAATGTTTTGTAAGACTACTAATGCTACGATATACATAAATGCTCACCCAAGTACAGCAAGTGGACGTAGACAAGCTGTATATCCACAAGGACATACATGGGCTGGACATATTACACCTCCATTTAAAGATGATATTGAAGGTGGTAAAGCATTTTCAAATAAAGCAGATGATTTTATTATAATTCACAGACTTATCGGTAGTGAAACAATGAAGTTTGAAACACTTGTAGAAATTAAAAAAGTTAAAGATACGGATGATGGTGGAGGTCAAACAATGCTTGAAAAACCAATAATGTTTAATTACAATTCTGCAAACGGATTTAAGTGTGGAGGTATAGATTGCATTAAGCACCCTAAAACAAGTTATCAAGCACCAGTAGAACTTCCAATACCAAAATATCCTCCAGTAGCAAGTTTTTACGAAGCAGGGGTTAGAGAGAATGAACCAGAAAGAATTATTAACGACCCTGACAAAGGGATTCAATTTCCATTTTAATTATGAATGAACTAGATTTAATACTCGCTAGAGTAAATATTAACACTACAATTGCAAAACTTAAACTAAGTACAGATGAAATAAAGGAAAAGAACCCCCAAAGAACCGATTTAACGAACTCAATGGAAGATTCCATAGGACAACTCGTTTTTTCAGTTTCGATGTATGACGTGCTAGAAAAAGAGTATAGAACGGCAAGATTACTTTCTCACAACTATTGCAGTCATATTATGCAGTTAGAAGAAAGGATTAGATTATTAGAAAAACAAAATAAATTATTATTAGAAGGATTATGAGTTGGAATATAAACATTAATAGAACATGGGTAGAATTTACAGAGGAAATGATCCCAGAAAAAGCAGTTGGATTCGTTTATCGCATGACAGCAGTAATAGATGGTAAGTTTGTAATGTATATTGGTAAAAAGAATTTTTATTCAGATGTAAAGACTAAACTTGGTAAAAAAGAAATGCCTACCGATAAAAGATTAAAACAATACAAGCGTGTTAGAAAGTTCACTTACAAAAATTATTATAGTTCCAATGAAGTATTAAAAGAGCATTACAAGAATGGTGGTGAAATACATCGTACTATACTGGAGATATGTTATTCTAAAATTGAACTAACTTACAAGGAAGTTAAGCACCAATTCATCAATGAGGTACTAGAAGATGAAAGTTATTTGAATAATAATATACTTGGAAAGTTCTATAAAACAACAAGTTAAGTGTTAAAGATAAAATAATTGCATATTTTTACACAAAAAAGATTGTTTATCCACAAAAGTTGCGTAGATTTGTAAAAACAAAAGGCAAATAGTTATGAATGTAATGTTTAAAAAAGCGATTGAGTTCGCAGAAGATCTTGAAGGTAAAGCTACCCAAGACAAAATTGATGAGTTTCACAACTTAATCAGATGTGTTATTTCCGAAGTAGAAAATACTGCAAAAGTAAATTCTCCTGATTATGCAACTTTAGCAATGAAATCTGAATTTGAATTAATGGTTGTTCAGTTATTATTTAAAATGTTATTCGCTAAGGAAAGACAAAATAGAACAGTAGAGTTAGTAATCAGTAATTTAAAATCGTAATGGAAAAAAGAAGTACAATCTTGCTTACTCCAGAAGTAACAGAAGCTATGGATATTGCATTTGCAATTGGGTTTCAAAAGCAAGAAAAAGAAAGAGTAAAAACAAAACCACAGCAAATTGCATACGCACTAGAGTTGTTGGTAAAGTTGCACAAGCAAAACAAAATAGATAACGTATTATTAATCGGATTAAAATAAAGAAAGATGGAAGGTTTAGAATTAGAAATGAATGGAGTATCTCACTTATTAAGTAAGGTTCAAAATGAAGTTAAGGTATTAAAAAACAACTTTAATGCTTTTGGTAAATACAAGTTCCGTTCCGTAGAGGACATTCAAGTAGCAGTTAAGCCTATTTTACTTGGTTGGGAAGCAGTAATCGTACTTGCAGATAAGGTAAGTGAGATATGTGGTATTCCAGTAGTAGAAAGTACAGCAACATTTATTTGTCCGTTTGGTGAAATTTCTGTTACAGCTTCTGCAGGTGTTGATATTCATAAGAAAGGTATGGATATTCCACAGACATTTGGTACTGCAAGTTCTTATGCTAGAAAGTATGCTTTAGGTGGTTTATTATTGCTAGATGATGTTGCTGATTCAGATGCTATTAATCAACATAAAGACGAGCCTAAGAAAGTATTACCAACGTGTTCAGATTTATTATTTGAAAAAGCAATAGCACGTTTTGAAAGTGGTGAAGCAGATATATTTGATAAGTTATCTAAAACTTATACTTTGACTGGTAAACAAGCGTTAGAAATTAAAGCTATTACAAATGGATGAGTTGTACATGGAAATGCTTATGCAAGATCCAGAATACATGATGCAATTAGAATGGGAACAGTCAAATGTTCCCAATTATTAACTTAAAAAGAAAGAAAGATGAAAAAAGAAAAGAGATTGTTAGATATTATTGCTACTAAAATTGATTTATGTATATTTTATAACATATCAATTCGTAGTAGAGAAATAGATTTACAAGGTAAATTTACAAAAAATACTTTTGTGCAATTAAAAGAATTTGGATATATTCCTAAGTTAGATTCAAAAAATGTTTGGGTACAAATGTATAAAGGCTGTGTAAGAATAACACTAACATTTTAAAAAAAATATAATTATGAAAGAAGTAAAATTAGAACAAGGAACAAGAGAGTGGTTGGAAGCTAGAAAAGGTAAGATAACTGGCACAAGATTAAAAGATGTTTTAAAGACTGATAATCTACCTGCAATTTATGAAATGATTGCAGAGTTAGGTTCAGATGAAATAGAAGAAACATTTGTAAATAAAGCAATGCAAAGGGGAAAGGACTGCGAACCTATCGCAATATCACTTTACCAACATATGACTGGAGTGGTTATTAATAATGTTGGATTTTGTATTAGTGAAGACAATGAAATGTTGGCTTTATCTCCAGATGGGTTTACAGCAGATAGAACTGGTGCTGTAGAAGTTAAATCACCGAATACAGCTACTCACGTTAAATATATTCTTGGTGATAGAGTTCCGAGTGATTATCTTCCACAAGTTATGAATTATTTCCTTGTAAATAAGAAATTAGAGTGGTTAGATTTTATTTCTTTTGATGATAGATATAAGCCTAAGCCAATCTGGATTAAACGTGTTACAAGGGAAGAATTGCAAGACCAACTTATAGAAGTAAATCAAAAAATAAATAAGTTCGTTGATAAATTCAATAAATATTATGAAAAAATCAATTTTTAGTGCAGTATTAGTGTGGTTATTATGTAGTAGCCACACTACTTTTAAAACAATGCTTAAACAACATAAGGTTAAATACCATGAAATTGTTTACAATCAAGCAAGATTAGAAACTGGTAATTTTACTTCTAGAGGATTTAAACAATTAAATAATCCACTTGGATTTACTTTAAACGGAAAGCTAATGAAGTTTAAGACACTAGAGCATAGTGTAACATACCTAAAGGATTTACAGACTCGCAGAATGAAGATAAATGAACACTGGTACGACTTCCTTGTAAGGGTTAAATGGGCTACGGATAAAACATATATTGATAAATTAAAACAATTTTAAAATGATACCATCACTAGCAAAGAAATTAAGTACGGAAATGTTGACTAATAGACTACAAAGACAACCGTTTAATCAAACTATAATTAATGAACTAAGCAAACGTGCTAATAGAGTTTCTAAATGTGAAATAGAAGGTCGTAAACGAATAGAAAAAGAACTAGAGAAGTTCAGCACTAAGTTACATTTAGGGTATAAGAATGAAGCGTACTTTACAGAGGAAGAAATGTTAAAAGAGCATAACTATACTTTCGAAGAATTGAGTATAAGCGAACGTCAGATTTATAATAATGCTGTAAAATTTTGTAGGATATGAGAAAGTATTGTAGGAGTTGCGGTAAGAATAGACCTATGTATATGTACCATTCAGATGATTCTAAGTATCAAATTAAGTCTAACAATGGAAAGTGCATTCAATGTAGAATTTGCACGTTTAAAAGAGCTAAAATTGATAAAGGATTAATGCATAGGTTAGACAATAAGTTTGTGTTTATACCAATGGGAAATATTGAGATAATAAAATACATCTTTAAGAAATAATAGTATATTTGGTGCGATTATAACACCAATAACATGAATATTCCAAGCATGACTTGCCCTACGATAAATGAAACAATTGAATTAGTAATTGAATCCGATTTAGAAAACTATGATAAAGATTTAATTATAGATAGTTTAGAACGTGTTAGACGTGATAATATAAAACTTCGTGAATGTTTACACGAATTAAAGAAAATAAAGCCGATAGTTTAATATTAACATTAGGGGTAATTTTGTTTTAAATAGGCTTTTCTCCATGCTTTAATTAGTATGGAGTTTTTTGTTTTTGGTAAAATGGTATAGCCATTCAGAATTTTCAATTTACAATTTTAGGTATAGCCCACTAGAATTTTCAACTTTAGATTTTTGGTGTAGGAAATTTCGGGTAGATTTTTCAGTTTAGAAAATTTACTCCAGCTATCTGAATTTCAGAATTTCCATTTTTGTATATACAGAATCAAAAACACCATGATCAAAAACACCATGATCAAAAAAAATTCTTCTCCTTGGTGATCATTGTTTTTCCCAGTGATCAAAAAAATAAATACTACAAAAAACTTGTTTAATTAAAAAATAGTTTTATAAACGTGTACGCACGTTCGTATTAATAGAAAGGTTATTTATGTTAAGTTGTTGATATTCAGGAAGGAATAAAATAAATGAAAATAAATGATCTTTTTTGCACTTTTTTGCACTTTATTTAAAATAAGTTTTGTACTTTTGATTTATAGAAAGAAACAAAGAAATTAATTAAAACAAAAAAGCCATGAAAACAATAATTTTAATAGTAGCAGTTTTAACCTTTACTAGTTGTAAAAAAGAACAAAGTACGTTTCATTATACGTACAGATACACAACTGAACAAAGCGAAAAATACAGAGAAGAAAATAAATTAAAAGAGTTCTTTATTACTTCATTAACTGAATCAAATAGAATATTATCCAGTACAGCAATAGAGAAAGAAAGAACATTTTTAAGAGGATCAAAAGCAAATAAAAACATAGTTGTAATAAGTGATACTTTATTCATTACAGCTAATTAATTAATAATATAAACAACTAAAAAAAAGAAAACATGGAAACTAGAAACGAAAGATTAATTGAAGCATTTGAAAACTATGATAGTTTAAAACATTATGTTGACTTTAATAGTCAAACATTAAAGGATAATATGTTTGAGACTTCTGAATACTTAAGAGAATATCTCGAAGAAAGAATAAGAGAAACAGAAATAGTTTATTATACAACTGCTATGGATTATCTTAAAGACAATGATAATAGTTTACGTACTTCCTTAGAAATAGCCTCTAATTACGGCTATGAATTAAAAAACTTAAGTTCTGAAATATTAGCAAGTTTATTACTACAAGAAGACTTAATGGAAGAACTAATAAACTTTATCAATGAAGTAGAACAAGAAGAAATTTTTAACGATTAATTTTAACAACATGGAAACTCAAAACATAACTTTATTTATTGAAAGTATAAACAATAAAATAGTACAACTAGAAAGAACAAACGAGATACTAGAAATAAGACGTTATAAGCGTATTTTAGAAATAGTATGGAGTAATTATAACAAATAAGAATTTAAACCTTTAAAACAAAAGAAAATGAAAAGCATAATAAAAAACATTAGTCAAGCTATAGACTCCAACTGTTCCACTAATATACGTATTAAACAAGGTCACGATAAATTAGTAAGAATAACGGCTGTTGCTAGATTTAAACAAGATGATAAAGATCCATTTTTCAGCAAATGGGTGACTTATAATTACGCAAATAGAATCTACAGAGACCTTTACGGCAAAAATATAAGTGAGTCAAATAATTTTCAATATTAATTATAATAAATAAGAATTTAAACCTTTAAAACGAAAGAAAATGGAAATTTACATAACTAATTATGCTAAAAATTGGATCAATAAACCTTTACTAGAAGTTTATACTAATTCAAATTTTAATTTTTGCAACAAATCAAAAACACTAACGATTAACGATTGTTTATTTGTTTACGTCTTTAGTAAAATTCCATTTATGCGAAATATACCAAATAACAAAATGTGGTTTAAAAGTGACATTTACCATACTATTAAAAATTAAATAAAATGAAAGAAGAAATAAAACAAAGATTGATTGAATTGCACGAATTATCAATTGAATTAAAAGATTTTAACCCGCAAGAAAGTAAAGCGATATTGTACGTAATTAACGAACTAAACATAATTATAAATAAATATGAATAATATCCAGCAACTAACAGCATTAATACTTTTATACGTAGGGTATACACTAATGAAACTAATAGTAATAAACTTAATATAATATAACATGAAAACATATACACTCCCACAAATGAAAGATATGTACTACGAATACATAAACAACTATATAACCATTTCAAGAATGGCAGAAGACTATCAAACAAGCGTCAACACAATATCAACAATACTAAACAAAATCAAACTACGATACAGAATAACAAACAGAACAATAACAATATATAAAAGCATAAGCAGAACAAGTTTACAAGCCATTGAATATATACCAATAAAAGATATAATACAACATGATGAAGCAATACAATTAATACAAAATAAATACCCTGATTATATAATAGAAAGATATAACTAACTAAACAACCTAACAAACAAACTAACAAGCCTTTACATAATAGTAAGGGCTTTTTTTATATACATACATTACAATCCAATAAAAAACACATGAAAAACATTACAAAAAACCATTAAACAAGTTGCACAAAAGCTATAAATGAATTTACACAAAACCAAAATAAACTAAGTTCGCACCATTTATACAAAACAATCCTTCATGCAATTTAAAAAAAACACCAAAAAACCACGTGATCTTTTTTTTTGAGTCATCAAACCACCACCAGGTAAACACCAGGAGTAACAAACTACAATCAAACCAACACAACCAGGACACAACTAAAGATCACAACTGGTAAACATAACCACGTAACTAGCTCATAAACAACGGATAACACCATACCCCCTTGCTCATGGAAAAACGCTACTCACGTATATAGACCTGCCTGAGAAATTTCTGATTTTTTTCTAATGCAATTTAAAAACTGCCTATAAAATTTCTAAAAAATATAATTTGTAATTTAAAAACACGTATAAAAATTTTCGTGTAAATTATTGGATGTGAATTAAAATGGTGCAATCACGCATAGCATACCCAGAGCGAAGCTTCTAAGCGAGCTAATCAGAACATTACAAACTGTTAAAGGTTGGGATATAGTTACTCCAAGTTACCTGAGTGGGCAGGAGTGTCAATCGTTGTCGTAAAACGACGTTTAAATGACGAAGTGAAGTTACAAGAAATAATTGACATTGTCAAGTGTTTTGTTAGGTTTTGTTAAATTATTTGTTATGCAAAAAAGATTATTTTTGTGTTTATTTAAATTAAGTGTTGTTTTTAAATATTTAAAAGTTATCTTTGTGATATAATTAAAAAGATAGAATTATGAGTTATGTAATGAAAGGAAAGGTTAAGGTAGTAGGAACTACTTTACAGATTAGTGAGAAGTTCTCTAAGAGAGAGTTTGTAGTTGTTGATGATACTAATATGTATCCACAAGACATTATGTTTCAGTTGACACAAGATAAGTGTAATCTTATTGATAGTTTGGTTATTGGTGATCAGGTAGAGGTTAGTTTTAATCTTAATGGTAGAGAATGGATTAATCCTAAAGGCGAGAGTAAGTTCTTTAATACACTAGATGTATGGAAGATTAGTAAGGTTGGTAGTAATGCTGTAAAGAATTCACAAGGACAAGGTTTTGAACCTAAAGCAAGTGTTATGCCAATTGCAGAAGAAGTTAATGATGATTTACCATTTTAACCTGTAAGTTATGGAAAGTTTAAATAAGTATAGAATTGTAATGAATGATGGTGATGTTATCGTTTGTATTTCTCCAGTAGAAATTGGAAAGTTTGTTCAAGATATAATGAGTGAAGACCAGTTTGAAGATATGGGCGATTTCAGATGGGTTAATGATACAGATGATAATGATGTATTCTTACGTAGAGAAAATATTAATTATATAACCTCTTTAAGAAGTGATAATGGAAAAGATTAAGAAAGGTTTTAAATTATTTATCGGTGTCTTATTGATGCCGATAATGTTTTCTGTATTCGTTGCAGATAGATTAGTAGTTGTACCATTTGTTTGGTTAAAGACTGAATCACTTATGCAATGGTTAAGAAATAATAGTGCTATAGTAGAAAGTGTAATCAGAGTAGCATTTGCTTTGGTTGTGTTATTAATCTTTAAATTGATATTCTAGTGAAATATTCTAAGAGTGAACTATTCTCTATTAGATGGGATTTTCGTGAGAATAGAAAAGGAGTGTTCAACTTCTATAGAAAGTTAAGAAGGGAAATGAATATGTTAAATGACGATTTAAATTAAAAGAAATGAGAAAAGAAGAGATACTTGCATGGGGAGAGCCAAAAGGATTATTGAATCCAGAGTTAGCACCTCAACAATTCATGAAACTAAGCGAAGAAGTTGGGGAGTTAGCTAACGCAATCCTTAAAGGAAACAAAATAGAGCAGATTGACGCACTTGGAGATATAAAAGTTGTTATTACAATACTTGCTGAACAATTAGGTTTTGATATTGACGAGTGTGAAGAAATTGCTTATCAAGAAATTAAAAACCGAACTGGTAAAACTATTAACGGAACTTTTATAAAGGACTAATGATAACATATCAACATAAAGAGAGTGGTGTAGTCTATGGATTCATGGGCTACACTTCTGATGATTTTGTAGGTCTTCAAGCTGGCAATGATAAACATTGTTTACCTATGGAAGACTTTAAAGCATGGTATAGAAGGTTTGAACCTAAATGCGGAGATTTATTAGAGTCAGAAAACTTTGTAGTTAAATTCTACCATTTTTTAGGTGATGATTACGAAAGTTTCTTAGGTCAGATAATGCAATGTAAGAGTGGTGGTAAAATTGAAGGTGTAGATACTTTCACAACTGAATTTTTTAGAACAATGAGTAAAGATAAAGCAGATAAAATAACTGAAAAACTAGATGAACTTAACAACTTAGACCAAAAAGAGGAATACGACTTCGTGAATCCAGAACACTACAAACGTGGTAGTATGGAAGTTATTGACATGATGAAACTACTTTGGGGTACAGAAGCATTAATTACGCATTGTGAAATGACGGCTTTTAAATATAGAATGAGAGCAGGAACAAAACCAGACCAACCTATAGAACGTGAATTAGAGAAAGCTCGGTGGTATGATGAAAAAGCTAAAAAACTACGTTATGAGTTACGCTAGAAACCAAAAAAGACAATTAAAGCGTGATTTTAAAGACCCAAAGAAACGCACTAAGATTGTTGAAATACATAACACTAAAGTTCGTAAACAACAAAAGAAAGACAAGAGGTTCGAGGTTATCGTGACCTCTTGCTTCATGTTGTGGTTAATCGTAATAATTGCATTGAAACTATGGAAGGTGATTTAAGTTTTGGTAGTTTTTCACTAGATGAATTGAACTTAGATATTCAGTTAGATGCTTTAAACTTTGATTCATTCGATAATATGTTTGAACCACAAGAAACACCTACAGAACAGCGTTCACACTTTATAGTAATATGTACCAACGAAGAACAAGACGAGTTAATTCGTGAAAAGTTTAACCTTGGATTGAAAACTAAATCTGGCAGAGGTAAATACGAAACGAATATTATTCAAGCAGACAAATTAATTGATTTATTCTAATGGAACAAAACGAAGAATCTGAACCTAAAAAACCTAAGGTTACAAGACCAAGAAAGAAAAAGGCAGAGCCAAGAGGTGTAAAAGCTGGTACTAAACGTGGTAAATATGTTATAAAACCTAAAAAACGAGGTGATGAAGGACTTTCTTTCATCGAAAAAGTACAATTTAGGAACAAATACAGCGAAAAAGAGGTAAAAGAAGCACTTTATCCACTAAAAGTACCTAAACCAGACGATGTTACTAAAAAAGATGAACCTATAGAAGTTGAACAAACTGATGTACCTAAAAGAAACCTTGGTGGTAGACCTAAAGGCAGATTAAATAGAAGTACAGTAGTTCGTGCTATTTTAGAAGCTACACGATGGGGAAAAGATCCTATTACAGGTATTGAGTCATATATTCCTATAGAATATCAAATGACACTAGCTATTTTACAAAAAGCACTCAAAGGTGATGTAAATGCCTATAAAGCATTGATGGATAATGCGTATAAACCACACGCACAAGAAGTTGAAAGTAAAAACGTAACAGTTGATATTAGTAACTTTTCAGAAGAAGATATTAAAGCACTATTAAATGACGATGACGATGACGAACCAGACTACTTTAGAGAACAAGAACTTGCCCTCGGAGAAGGAGCAGAAGACAGCAACGAAGGAAGAAGCGAGGAAAGCGCTGGAATACCATCTTAGAGCCAAGTTAGGTAAAGATGACTTTTGGGAGTTTTGTAAGTTCTACGATAAAGATTTCTTTCTTAAACGTAAATTCTTGCAACGTGTCGCTAGAGCATTCCAAAGAATCGAAGAAGGTAAGATTAACTCTTTATCTGTATCAGTACCACCAAGGGGTGGAAAATCATATATAACAACTTTGTTTTGTGCTTGGACTTTAGGTAGGAATCCTTCTGAATCTGTAATGCGTAATACTTGTACTGGAACTCTATATCAAAAGTTCTCTTACGATGTGCGTCAAGTGTTAAAATCAGAAAAGTTTAACTCCGTATTTCCAGAAGTAACTATTTCCAATGATAAAGCAAATCTTAATGGTTGGAATACTAACCAATCTCGTCAGGTAGGTTACTTTGGTGCTGGTGTAGGTGGAACAATTATTGGTTTTGGTGCTACAAAACTTGCTATTACCGATGACTTGTATCGTGGTATTGAGGATGCACTATCCGATGTTACCAATGATAGGGTGTTACAATGGAAAGAAGGTACTCACGACTCACGTCTTGAACGAACGTGTGCTAAGATTGATATTGGCACAAGATGGAGTACAAATGATGTTATAGGCAAGAATTTTCAAGAAGGTAGTTATGATGAATCTATTGTTATTCCTGCTTTAGATGCAAATGAAGAAACTTTTTGTGCTGATGTAATGTCTACAGACCAATATAAGATGATCCGTAAGAAAATCAATCCAGATATTTGGAGTGCAGAGTATATGCAAGAACCAGTCGATTTAAAAGGTCGTTTATTTTCTAACTTACGAACTATTAGTGAAGCAGACTTTAATCTTATCAAAGGTAGAAGCGCTGGAAGTATTGCTTATGTTGATGTATCAGACCAAGGAGCAGATTATACGGCTATGGCGCTTGCTGTTATCATTGATGGTACAATTTATATTGCAGACTATTGTTTTAATAAAAATAACACCGATGTAACTATTCCTTTAATTGCAGAAAAGCTAAATAGATATAGAACGTCTTATTGTAGGGTAGAAAGTAATTCTATGGGAGCGATGTATGCACGTAATTTACAGAAAATTACAAGGACAAAAATATTGCAGGTTCACAACACTCAAAATAAAATGACTAGAATTATAATGCAGAGTGCTTCCATTATAAACTCATTTGTTTTCGTAAAATATGAGAATAACAACGATTATCACCAGTTTATGACTAACCTATTATCTTTTAGTAAGGAAGGTAAAATGAAAAACGATGATGCTCCAGATTGTTTAGCTGGATTGTCAATGTTAATTAAATCTTTGTTTAAAAGACTTGATATATAAAAAAAGAGTATATTTACACAGTTATTAGTGCTTTTCTTTCTTTTCTTTCGGTGCTAACTACTTTTGATTCTTTTTTCAGCCCTCTCGCTATTTATTTGGCTTGAGGGCTTTTTTAATGCACAAAAAAGACCCGATTATTAGTCGAGCCTTAAAAATAAAGGTAGTATGATACCTATTTAATTCCTTTTTTCAATCCAAGGAATATCTTTTTTTCATCATCAGTTAAAGTAATTCCTATTTCATTTTCTATTTTGATTAAAGCAGATGCTCTGTAATCTATAGATTGACTTTCTTGAAGTATATCATTCTGTAGAACTGGTAAATGAGTATAATCAGCAACTAATCTCAACCCTTCTTTGTCTAATCCTAATTGTTCAGTAATGTTATTATAAATTCTTTCAGCTTCTGGAATGATAGTAGAAGTATAACATAATCTTTCACCATAATTCACGTTAGAGTAAGTCGAACCACTTTCATTAGAGAAAATATAGTAGTTAAGACCAAAAGCATCTATAATAGCAAGTTTATCAGCTTTAAGTTCATCAAATAACATTAAATCCTTAGTAGGATAAGACATTGGTGTCCATTTAACATCGTTTTCAGAAATAATAATTTCGTCTTTAGAACGATTGTACCAATCCTTACGTATTTGTTCTTTTTCTTCTGGACTCATTGGTAAAGCACCACCTAAATCAGAGTTTGAGGCAGATAAGATACCAATAGCACCAATATTCTCTAAAAGTATGTTACGTTTATTGTATTGTGCCTTAATATTAGATAACGGAAACTTTAAAGATTCAATTCTTGATACAGAATCTAAAATATTAACACCATCCGTAGTTTGAATAATAACTACTTCTTCATTTAATAATGTTTCTGGTTTTTCACCTTCATAGTTATAAGTGTAATCTTTTATAAGACCACCTTTATCCATTTGTTTTAAAGTTCTTCCAGAAGTATTGATTTGAACCTTATGTCTAGCAAGTGGAACAAATAAATTAACTATTCCAAAACTTCTTCTTGGCGCATAACATAAAGCAGTTGAAAATAAACTATCGTTAACGGATATAGAATACATTACGTCTTGCCAAGTTTGCATTGGATTAGGATTCTTAATCAAATCAAGTACCCAATGTTTTTCTACTTCCGTTCCGTCATCTTTTACAAGTCTTGGACGACCTTGAGAAAGCATTTGAGCCTTTTTATCGACAACAGTTCTTAATTCTGGTATTTCAACGTATGCTTGAAATGGTTTTTCAGTATTCATCCAGATAGGCACTTTCTTACCATAGAAGTCGTGTTGATATGCTCTATTTGTATCTAATAGGGTATTTATTTCCCTAAGTTGATTATTATTTATAGGTGTTCCGAAAAAAGCATTCCAAAAAGAAGGGTTACTCATAATAATTTTTTTACATTTGTACAACAAATTTAAGTAAATATGAATAATAAACTTAATTCTACCTATAAAATTAAATCACATTCTTTAGAAATTAAGGATGTTGATGCTAAATCACGTAAGGTAGCAATGTATTTAGCGCATTTTGGGAACATTGATTCCGACCAAGATATGATTGTAAAAGGTGCTTTTTCTAAATCTTTACAAGAAAGAGGTTGTGATTCTTCTTCAAATAGAAAAATTGCTTTCCTAAGACACCATGATTGGAAAATACAAATAGGAAAGTTCGTTGAACTTAAGGAAGACGAAAACGGATTATATGCTGTAGGTGAACTTGGAAGTTCTACTTTAGGTAACGATGCTTTATGCGATTATCAAGATGGAATTATTCGTGAGCATTCTATTGGTTTTAAATATTTAGCTGATAAGATTAAGTGGATTGAAGACGAAGCCAAAGATGGTGGTGGATATTACTTAGTTTCAGAGGTAGCACTTTGGGAAGGTTCAGCAGTAACATTTGGTGCTAACGAAATGACTCCAGTATTAGAAGTTGGTAAATCAGAAGAAAAAACTAAGATTATCACTACTATCACAAAAGAAATGGATACTATCGTTAAAGCGTTAGGAAATGGAAGTCGTACTGATGATAGTTTATATTCACTTGAAATGAGACATAAGTTTTTAACTGCACAACTTTCTGAAATTGCAAGTATGAATATCGAAGCAATGGACGTTAAAAAAATAATTGAACCTACAGAAGAAGAAAAATCTTTTGATTGGAGTAAAGTTGTAACTAATATTAAATAATCATGGAAAAAGTAAAACGCACTACTAAAGAAGCTAAAGTTGTTTTAAACGAAAAGTTTGAAAACCACGAATTAGTAAAGTTTTCATTTAATAATAAAGCACCATATCATCATGAAGGTGTGATTGAAGTTATTTCTGGTGAACACGCAAATATTTTTTTAGAGCAAGGTTATGGGGTTGTTTGTAACGATTAGTGATTTTACTGGCAAGTTCGCACTTTCTACTGGAATGTATGCGAATACTAATATCCAGTCGTATATAGATAGGTATGAAGATATTTATTTGTCTGAATTGTTAGGGATTAAACTGTACAATCAGTTTATAGCAGACTTGAATGTTAGTAACGTACCAGTTACAGCAAAGTTTACTAAGATATTTAATCCCTTTAAGGAAGAAATGGATATTAGACTTATTATCTCTAAAGGAATGAAAGATATGCTCTTAGGATTCATCTATTTTGAATACATGAAGGATTCTGTTACTCAAACTACACCTATAGGAGTTGTTAAACAGTCTACTGAAAATTCTACACCTATTTCTGCGCACACACCTATATATTTGCGTTACAATGAATCTGTAAAGACTTATCGTGCTATTCAAGATTATATAATGCAAACATTAGGTACTTATCCAGACTTTAGAGGATACATGAAACAATATGCTTATTGGATATGAGAGATATTAGTGTTTTATTTGAAGAAATAGTAGGTAAGATTGATACTTCGATTGAAGTTAATTCTTATTCTAACAAAAGATTTTATACTTGTAACACTAAATGGATTCGTGTAGGTAAAATTATTTTTGGTAAAACCGCTAGTGATGCAGATGCTTCATCTGTTGTAACTAATGTAGTGAAGGACACGTACTTTGAAATAGAAAGTGCTACACTCGTGAAATCGGTACATTGTCCGTTACCATTTGTAATTACTGGAACAAAGTTAGCTACTAATATAGAGTTTGCTAAAAAAGACAATAACTTACTGAATAAGACACCTTTAGTGTGGTTGCTTGAAAATCATAGTGAAACACTTTATGGTATAGATTCGTCAATTGAAAGAGATATGGAAATGACTGTATTGTTCCTTGATGAAACTGATGTAAAGAACTATTATACTAAAGACCATAGACTTCAAGTTTCTGAACCAATGATTGCTTTACAAGAAGAAT